TACCAATGTAGCGTCGTGAGTTGGACTTATTGGTAATGAGATAAACAAACCCGAAGTAATCCCCAATATCGTTACTATCAAAAGGTTTGTTATCAAATGTCCATGGATTCTCATAACTTACATCATTATTTATGTCCAAGCTCATCTTATAGATCTCAATGAGCTATTATTTATCTTTAACCGGGACAAACCTAGTCTAGACAAAAAAAGGGGGTTTGTCAACCCCCTGAGTATTACATCCAGTTTGGTGGATTATATCCTTTTGGTGGTTCTGACCATCCATAAGGACCCATCATACCTTTCGCTTTCTTATATCCCTCAGGATTTTGTTCTTTATAACGATTCATTTTTGAATTCCAGTCAGCAGTCCTTTTCGACACACTCATTGGTTTCCCATCAACTTTCATTGGTTGCCCATACTTGGGATGACCAGCAGGATAAGTAAGATTAACACGTCCCTCACCCGCTTCAACAATACTCTGAATATGCTCAGCATCCATCTGCATCATGACATAATGCGCTTCTTCTACGGTCTCTGCGTGCCCCTCAGAGATAAGGTAGTCAAGGACAACATCATAAGCTTCGAATCTTGGGTCTCTGCCTGCTCTTGCTCTGGGGTCTCTATTATAAACACTTTGACCACTCAGAATGCGTCTTGTTCTTAAGGACATCTTCTTAGTTGCTGCTTTAGAATAAGGTGTCTTGTCACCAAGTTGTGAAGGTGCACGGTCAGGAAGTTGCTCTTCCTTTGCCTTCTTCTGGTCTTCTTTAGATGGAGCTTCTACCTTCTTTTCTTCGGGTGGTTCTCTATCAGCCCTTGTTACTTCTTGAGGATCTTTCTTGAAGATTTTATTATAATCAATATCAACCTTTGCAGGTTCCGTTTTCTTTTCATCTTTCTCCTTCTCTGCAGCATCACTAGCAGCCTGTTGTGCAGATCTTGTTAAGTATCCAGCACCAAAACCAATCGCACCAGGCAATACGGCACCAACGGCACCGCCAAGGGCACGCTTTGCTTTATCTAACCACTTCGGTGCAGTTGCTTGTGCAGCAGTTGTTGCAACTGTTGCTGCTCCTGAAGGTCCTGAAGGAGGAGTAGTAGGTGTCTTACCAAGTTTCTTATTTACAGCAGCCTGTCTTGCAGCCTGCTTTGCTCTGATTGTTTTTGCTTTCGATGCGAAGGATTTAGCGACAGGAGCAGCACCGCGTCTTGAAGTTGCTTGAAGGGCAGTTCTAATACCTTGTTGTGCTGATTTTCTACCAAAGAATCTACCTGCAAAACCAAGTCCCTTAAAGATGGCACCCAAACCTTCTTCAAGGTTGCCAATTTCAACTTCTTCTGATATAGTCAGTGTCTCATACCTATCGATAATATCATTAAGGTCAGTCTCTTCAAAGTAAGCAATTACTTCATCAGCACTCTTTCCCTCAGAGAGTAAAGAGGATGAAATGTAAAAACACATTTCATGCAAGAGCTCTTCAATAATCTCATCCTCTTTCATCTCACAGTAAATGTTTCTAAGATCACCCAATTGTTTTTCAGACATTTTCCCTATGATTTACCCTTTATAAGGTATTTATAAATCAGGAAAATGCTCCAGGAGCAAACTTTCTTATGGTGCGTTTGACTTGGTTATTAGTTGATGCAACAGTGTCGAATGCCTTTGTGCCAAGTTTTGCAAGTTGTGCTCCAGCGTAACCACCGGCAACACCACCACCAAGACTTCCAAGAACTTTTCTTCCGACAACAGCAGTTGCAGTGCCTCCTATTGCAGCAGGTAGTGCTCTGGACAGACCTGCAATGGTTTGTGCAGTCTTACCATAACCCTGTTGCTTCGCTCTTTCTCTACCATACTTAAACTCTTGGGCACCAGCAAGGGCAAATCCTGCCGCTGCAGTTCTCTTGAATCCTTTCGCTCTACCCTGAATATCTCCAGTCAGTTTCTTATCAATACCTTTTACTTGTGCTCCCAACTTTTGAATTTCTCTACTAGGTGCAGAAGTAGGTGCAGCAGTTCTTGCTTTACCCATTGCAACCTTCACCTTGCTGGCAAGATTAGTCTTTGGTTTAGGTGGAGTAAATGTAGGTGCAACAGTCTTAGAAGTACTAGGAATACTAGGTGCTGGAGCAGCAGGAGCTTTGAGTGTTTGTGGTTTTCCTGATTTCGCTGTTGATTGTGTGACCTGCTGCTTTCCGCGTTTTGAGATTGCGTCTAGAGTTTCCTTGGGTGGTTTTGGAAGTTGACGATCTGTAGGAATAGAAGAAGGACCTGATTGAGGTGCTCTAGTTCTGTTTGACTTTGGAATCTCTCTTTCAATTCTTTTTTGATTGTCTTTTGGAGGTTGCCCAAGATTTAAATCTAACTTTAAAGGAGTGCGAGTTGCGGTAACAGTGCCGCCGCCAGCACCTCTAGATCTACCACCACGCGATCCTCCACCGCCAGAAGAAGACCCACCAGGAGTGCCAGAAGGTTTAAATGGTTCTGGGTCCGCAAATGGTTTTGATGGTGGTTTTGATGCAGACCTTTGTCTTTGTGGTTTTGGTTGGTCATATTTTCCTTGACTGATTTCTTTGGAGAAATCTGCAAATGTTTTTCTATCTTTTACAATGTCGGTATAATCACGAGCGATAGCACTGGTTGCTTTTTTGACAAGTGTTCTTGCCTTGACAATTTGAGGTTTTCCTTCTGCTTTTCTAGATGCAACTTCTGGTCTTCTAGCACCATATGTTGCTTCAGTGCCAGTGAGTTTTTCTTTTCTAGCAGCTCTACTGACAATATTTTGTACATTTGTTAATGCTTTAGCAGGGTCAGATATACCTACCTTTTTGGGATTATAACCCTTTCTTCCATAACCGCGTGTAGCAGCACTAGAAGCATGGTATTGAATACCCCTTCTTGTTGGAGTGCCTCTTTGTCCAATATAACCCTTCTTTATAGCATCACTGAAATTTTGTACCTGATTTTGTGTTGGGGGAGCATTTTTTTTAGCTCGACGAGCCACCAAAGTCTTCTTAAATTGAGTTAAATCTGGTTTTCCTGAAGGTGTTGTAGTTGCTGGTGCTGGAGCATCTTTTCTAAGATTAGATTGCAATCTTGCAGTGGTAGTTGCATCCGCATCCTTCATTCTATGCAGAGTTGCAGCAGCTTCTCTACTAGGAGCACCAGGCTCACCCAACTTCATAGTTTTAACTGGACCACCAACCGTAGTATCTCCTAGTGGTCTTCTTTGTGGTGGTTTAGTTTGACTTGCTCTAGCAGAAGCATTAGCAGCCTGAGTTCTCATTTGCGGAGAAACGTCCGATGCTGCAGCAAAACTCTTCGATGGTTTTTTCTCTGCAGATTTCTCTAGGGACTGCATCTGTTTGATAGCATCTTCGCTACTACCAAAAGTAGTTCCTTCTTCTGGTTTTGTAGTTGAAGTTCCCATTACACTTGGTCTTCTAGCACCCGCTGACCAAGCACGCTTCAATTCTTCTGGACTTATAGGAGTTGCTCTTCTACTAGATGATGTGGTATATGAAGTATCCTGTATTCTTGCCCTGTCTTCTCTTCTTTGATATGGAGTGGATGATGTTGAACGAGTTCCTCCCTGTCCACCCTTTCTACCGTAGTCTTTTCTATTAGTTTTCTCAGTAATAAAATCTCTAAACGACTTCATTATAGCGACACGCTTTTTAGATATTTATATTTTGCAGAATGGTATTGATTTCTTGCTCAGTCATAGAAACCATTCTCTTGAGTGCTTCTTTTTCAGTTGCACCTTCACTAATTAGATGACCTTTGACAATATCAAACATGTCAACATCACTCTTGATCGAAGTAGGACCAATATTTGGATTTTTCAATAAACTCTGATATCCACTTGTTTTTCCAACCAACTTTTTAAGTTTTGGATCTTGAGTTGGTGTAGTTGGATTTGATAACTTAGACCTCAAATCTCTCATAAGGGGATTGTCTGTTTGAGATGTACCACGAATTCTTGCTCTCTCGGCGTTGGCAGCAGCAATTCTCTGCTGTGCTAACTTAAATACAGCATCTCCCGTTGCTTTTGCTGCTGTAGGATTGGTGGTGCGTTGCTGAGCATAGGTCTTAAGACCACCTTGAATCTTTTGTGCTGTAGTAGCATTTGCAGGAGATGTGCCCTTAGGAGCTCCTCCACCACCATCATCACTGCCGCCACCAGTTTTAACGGGCTTTCCGTTAATATTGAATCCACCAGGACCAATACTCAAACCTTTCAGAAGATTGCCTCCTCTGTTATTGTTATTGTTTGTTGCTCCAGTTGTTCCAACTTCTCCTGGTTTGATTGTATCATCAATCTTACCAGTTCTGAGTAAAGTCATCAGTTTTTGAGCACGGGCTTGCTGCCTCAAAGATGCTGCGTTGTCTTGTCCACGAAGTTGAGCTGGAATTGCTCTAGGAATATCTGCTAATGCCTTAGGTAGTGCTCTTTGAATTCTATACGAAAGATCACCTTGACGAGGAATAGGATTTCCCTTATTGACAAGTCCAGGAGTTCTAACACCACTTCTTACATTTGGATTGGCAGATTGGCTAGCAGGAGGACTCATCTTAGAAAGAAAATCTAAGATAGGATTCTCATCCAACTGCTCTGCACTTCCAGAAATCTTTTTATATTCTTCTTCTAAGTTACGAAGATCTCTCGAATCCATTTTTATAAACACTTTTTAGGTATTTATAAAAAAAGGAGGGTGTTACCCCTCCAAATCTTCGAATGCTTTATATGCATCATAATCGCCAAAAAGGAAGGCATCCGCTTTGGCTGCCTCCTTGTATGCTTGATATGAATCAGAGACTGAATCCAGAGAAGGTGTCTGCTTTGACATCTTGCTTGATTCCTCCGACGATGTATGACTCGACTTCGGTTTCTTGAGGAGCAACTTGAAGACCCTTTGAGGAAATCCAATGCTCAGTCCAAGGAAGTGGATTATTCTTTGCTGGAATGTCATAGAGCGGTTTGAGTCCGATTGCTTTCATTCTGCGGTTGGCAATCCATTCAACATACTGCTGCAGCAGTTTGTCATTCAAACCAATCATAGATCCGTCCTTAAACAGATACTCTGCCCAATACTTCTCTTGATTTACCGCATTCTCAAACGCCTTATACATCCATTGCTCTTCTTCTTTAGCAATCTGCTTCATCTCTGGATCATCACCATTCATCCAATTCTTAAGGATGTTTTGAGTGATGACCAAGTGCTGATTCTCATCTCTAGCGATTAGTGAGATGATTTTTGCACTTCCTTCCATAAGCTTGAGTTCGCCAAAAGCAAAACTGCAAGCAAATGACACGTAAAAGCGAATGCCTTCAAGAATATTAACGTTTGCAACTGCTCTGTAGAGTTTGCGCTTGAGTTCATACCTTGCCTCTTTTGCGTATGGGACTTGCTCTAGTGCGTGCATCCACTCAGAGGAATTATCATACTGATGTGCTGAGTTGATGAAGTCATTATACGCTTGAGTCACAGTCACCGCACGCTCCATAATGCGATCCTCTTTGAGGATGGTATCAAAAACCTCAGATGGATCTGAATAAACGTTTTTGATAATATAAGTGTAGGAGCGTGAGTGAATCATCTCCATGAATTCCCACACTTTCATACATGCCTCCAACTCAGGAAGGGAGCAGTATGGAGCAAATGCCATACCAGGTCCACGACCCTGAACGGAGTCCAGCATAATCTGATACTTCAGGTTGCTGGTAAAGATATGTTTTTGTTCTGGACGCAGCAACTGATAGTCACTACGGTCCTTCTGGAGGGAGACCTCCTCGGGTCTCCAAAAGTATCCCAGTTGTTGAGTTGTAAGTTTTTCAAAGATAGGATACTTGTAGGAATCATATCTTTGAACCCCTAAAGGTTGACCAAAAAACATAGGTTGCTTCTTGGTATCAACCTGGTTAGAGTTGAAAACCGTCATGGACTCAACCATTGGTTTCTCCTCTAAACCTGTCTTAAATCTTACAAGACTCACAGTCTTCCTCCTCGGCGTTTTCTATTTGTGAGATTAGGTCGTCTAACGATTGATTGGTGGTCTCTTCAACCTCGTCATTCTTACTGTCGTAAGTATTCTGATAATAACTAGTCTTCCAACCGTATTTGTATGTAGTCAAAAGGTCTTGTGCCCAAACTGAAATAGGAATCTCATTGTTAGGATACTGAGTTGGATTGTAACTCCAGTTACCACTGATTGCTTGGTCGAAGAACTTCTGCATTACAGCGACAACATTGATGTATCCACGATTGGACTTCATTTCCCAAAGAAGTGTGTAAGCATTCTTAAGGGATTGATATTGAGGAACAATCTGCTTAAGGACTCCTTTTTTGGACTTCTTAACGGACAAGAAGGCACGGGGTGGCTCGATTCCGTTTGTGGCATTTGACACAACGGAACTGCTCTCCGATGGCATTTGTGCGGACAATGTTGAGTTCCTAACTCCGTATTGCTTGACCAGTGCTCTAAGACCTTCCCAATCATATTTTAACTCGTTGGGGACGATTTCGTCAACGTCCTTTTTGTATGTATCAATCGGAAGAATTCCATTCGCATACTTGGTGCGGTGAGAGTATTCACATGCACCTTTCTCTTTTGCAAGGTTTACGGTTGCCTGAATCAGGTAGTATTGGAATGCCTCAGTGAGGTCGTGGACCGCCTGCCAGGCGTCTTGAGAGTCATACTGATGACCGTGCTTGGCGAGGTAGTGTGCGAGACCAATATAACCGATTCCAAGGGAGCGTCGTGCCTTGGTAGCAATCTCTGCTGCCTTGATGGGATATCCTTGGAAGTCAATCAACTCATCAAGTGCTCTGACTGCAAGGTCGCAAAGAGTCTCAAGGTCGTCCAGGTCACGAATCTTACCAATGTTGACAGCACTCAGAATGCAGAGGGCAATCTCACCCTCTCCATCGATGTGCTGAAGAGGTTTCGTGGGCAGAGTAATTTCTTGACAGAGATTGCTCATCTCAACCTTATCCAGGAAGGAGGAGTGAGAGTTACAGTGGTCGATATTCATAATGTAGAGACGACCAGTCTCTGCACGCTCTTTCAGAATATCCAGAATGAGTTCTTGAGCTCCGATAGTCTTTCTTGGAATAGACTCATCTCGTTCATAAACATTGTATAACTCATCAAATCCATCAGTGCCAAAAGCATCATACAAACCAGGAACGTCGTGCGGACTGAAGAGTGAGATGTCTTCGTTTTTGATGAAACGCTCATAGAAGAGTTTAGAAATCTGAATAGAGTAATCTAGTTTACGGACACGGTTATCTTCAGTTCCCTTGTTATTCTTCAGGACAATAATGTCTTCTATCTCTTGGTGCCAGATGGGGAAGTGGACTGTTGCGCTTCCACCTCTGATGCCATTTTGTGTGCAGCATCGGACAGTTGACTCAAACTTTTTGAGAAATGGAACAACACCTGTGTGCTGAACCTCACCGCCTCTGATTTTAGCGTTGATGCCCCTGATGCGACCTGCGTTGATACCGATGCCCGCCCTTTGTGCAACATATCTGCCAATAGCCATATCGCTAGTAAAGATACTAT